GTTACATAGTCCGTGTAGCGCGGACACTGTTTTCCCCAAAAAGACAAACATACGTTCGATAAATCAGATGTTAAATTTGCTACCTAAAAGTTGATCTATTCCAATTTGTCAATAGTAAAAATGCACAAAGATCTACTAAATCTTTGTGCATAATGCATATTGATTTTTAAGTTTTCAGACAATTCAACGAGTTTTCAAAGTTGTTTGCACAACACGAAAAACAGTGTCCGCGGTAGACGGACACCATTAGTCCGTCTAGCACGAACACTTGTTCGATGTGGATAACTCGTACACGAACAAAAGTTCTGGTTGACAATTTTATATAGTAGGTTTAAAATGGATTATAGATAGGAATAGACTATCAGAAAGAGAGGAAATAAGAATGGTAATTAACGTACACGCGGGTCACAATCCGCACGGAAAAGTAGCTTGCGGTGCAGTAGGCTTAATTTCTGAATCACTCGAAAACAGGCGTGTAAAAGACTTAGTAATTGATGAACTCCGGCGCATGGGTCACACCGTTTATGACTGTACAGTTGAAAACGGGCTTACACAGTCTGATGTGCTGACTAAGATTGTAAAGAAGTCAAATGCGCACACGGTTGATCTTGATTTGTCAATACACTTTAATGCATCAAGTTCTGCGACGGCTAATGGAGCGGAAGTATGGGTGTATAATGATAAATCAAAAGCCGTGGATAAAGCTAACGACATTTTAAATGCAATTTGTTCGCTTGGATTTAAGAATCGCGGAATTAAAAAGTCTGAAAAGTTGTACTTTTTGCGTAAGACGAAAGCTCCCGCCGCAATTATCGAATGTTGCTTTGTAGGCTCTGAAAAAGATGTATCATTATATAACGTTGAAGAAATGGCGGCGGCTATTGTTTACGGGATCACTGGTACAAGGTGTATAGCTACTGATGAATCGGAAAAAACATTGCAGAAAGATGAAGAGGACGTCTCAGAAGTTATAGGTGTCGGCAAGTTTTACCGTGTATGCGTATTAGATCAGAAAGGCGCTTTTCACAATGCGCAAAATGCCGCAAATTTGAAAGACGCACTTGAGAAAAGCGGTTACAATGTACTGATTACAGAATCATAAGGAGAAAAATGAACAAAAAGAAAATTATTGCAATAGCTAAAAAAGTATGTGAAAAATGGTATGGTGTCCTTGTGGACACCGTGGCAATGTATAGTGATGGCTCAAGCGCTATAGTATTTGCCGTCGACACAGAAGTTACAATACAATTTGTTACAGTAGAGGTAAACAAAAAAGAGAATGTAAACGACATTATAGAGAAAGCAAATACACGCATAGCATTTACTATATGCGCGGAAAGGATAAGGCATGTATAACAAAGATTATCTCTTATCTTTGCGCGGAAAACAGCGGCGCGAGATGTACAAGCAACTTGTGCCGCTTGCAAATAAGCAAAAAGCGCGAATTGAAAAGCAAGGCTTGGAGAAAGAAAGTGTGCTAAATGTACTACATAAGCGGACTAACTGGGATATAGATAAGTACAATTCACGCGCTTATCTTAAGTTGGTTCGATTTGTTACAGCGCGCTCTCATACTTTAACTGGGATAAAGGAAATAAGGCAGGAACGTACGCAAGCATTACGCGATATGGGAATATCTGAAAATCTGTTAAATGAAGCAGATTTTTATACCTTTTTGCATAGTCAAGAATACAAAAGTTTAAAAATGCGCAACCCATCGGAGGATATTATCGAAATTTATGATTTACTTTTTTCGCAGGGTAAGTCACATACAGAAATACAACAAGAATTGCAAGAATATTCTAGCGCTACACATGTTTATGTAAAGGGGAGGGCTTTATGGTAATATCTGTAGAGCAGACTAAAAATGGAAAAGAAAGGATTAAAACTAAAGAAACAGTGTATTCTGTAGCGTCATACCCATATGACGCTACAGCTTTAGATTGTACTACAGTACGGAAAAAAGGGCGAAACGGACTTACATATATAGCGCGTCCGGCAACGTTTGACATAGAAAGTACAACTATAGACGGCGAAAAACCAGAAGCATTTATGTATCATTGGCAGTTTTGCTTGAATGGTAAAGTCTGTTTTGGGCGAACTTGGGAAGAATGGATAAATTTTATGCATAAGCTAGGAATTACTTTGGAATTGGACGCTAAAAAAGTGTTAGTAATATATGTCCATAATTTAGCTTATGAATTTATGTTTATAAAGGATTTTTTGCATATAGAATCACTTTTTGCGAGAGAAGCGCACAAGGTTATTAAAGTTTTAGCTTGCTTGGGTAATGATTACGGGAAAAGTATAAATAAAGTTGGGAATGTTTCACGTGAAACATTTCTTCTTCCCTTTTTTGAATTTAGGTGCAGTTATTTTTTATCAAATATGTCTTTATCTAAATTTTGCGAAAATAGCAAATTTTGCACACACTATAAATTAGTAGACACTTATGATTATAGAAAAATACGGACACCGTCGACGCTGATGACGGAGGAAGAATTAGCGTATTGTTATAACGATGTAAAAGGTTTAGAAGAGTGCATTTTGTCAAAATTAGATGACGAGTGTGACACGTTAGCTACCATACCTTTAACATCGACAGGCTACGTGCGGCGAGAAATGCGTGCAGAGTGTCGAAAATATCCAGAATATCGCGAACTTTTTGAAACACTTATGCCTACTGCACAAATTTATACGTTATTGCGTCAAGCGTTTCGTGGCGGCAATACTCATGCGTCAAGGTACTATGCAGATGCTGTCATAGAGGGAGTTTACAGCAAAGATAGAGTGTCTAGTTATCCGGCATGTATTGTATCTGATTTATACCCAATGACACCATTTATAGTGTACGAACCTAAGTCTTACGCACAACTTATAGCGGATTGTGGAAAAAAGAAAAATGCTATAATAATGCGTATAACTTTATTTGATTTAGATGTGCACGATGATGTGACCGTGCCATATATTGATTTTGCGCACTGTATAGCCTACAGTAAAAATTATGTAAATGATAACGGACGAGTGTTATCAGCCGATTGGATAACATATGCTTGTACAGAGTTGGACTTTTTAATCATAAATAATCAATATAGCTACGATACTACGCGCCTAGAATGGCTAGAGGGCTACAAGGCAGAGAAAGACTACTTGCCTAAACCCATAGTTGACACAGCTCTTTCTTATTATGATAAGAAAACACAATTAAAAGATGTGAGCGGAAAAGAATATGAGTATGCAAAAAGCAAAAATAAGGCTAATTCCGTTTTTGGTGTTATGGTTACAGATATATGTCAAGGCGAAATAGAATATATAGATGGCGTGTGGTCTAAGATTATGCCGGATAAGGAAAGCGCTATAGCGTCTTATGCCGCAAGCAAAAACTCTTTTTTGCTATATCAATGGGGAGTCTATATTACAGCAAATGCACGCTATGAACTGCAATGTATGATTGATGCTTGCGGCTATGATTTTGTGTACGCAGACACGGACAGTGTAAAATTTATTGGTAAAAAACATTTAAAATCTTTTGACGACAGAAATAATTATTTATTATCCAAAAAACAAAAGTACAGAAATTATAGTGATCGTTTAAACGATGATGGCACAACAACGCGGTACACGCTCGGAGTATGGGATGATGACGGATTTTACAAAAAGTTTAAAACTTTAGGTGCTAAAAAATACGCGTATATATCTGATGACAAAAATAAAAAAACTGGGGAGATAAAAAAGGATGTTTTGCATGTTACAGTGTCCGGTCTATCCAAGGATAAAGGCGCGGCAGAACTTGCGCGTGGAAATGGCTTAGCTGATTTTAAAATTGGCAAAATATTTACGGACTCGGGGCGTACAGTGTCATACTTTAATGAGAGTGACGTGCATACTATAAAAGTGGTAGATTGCTATGGAAAAGAATGTGAGTTTACAACAGCGTCTAACATAGCCATCGTAGATACTAGATATACATTAGGAATATCAGATGAATATGCGGCAGTTTTAGGATCGTGTATAAATTTTTCTGAATAATTTTAAAATAATACTTGCAAAATAAAGAACTAAGCGTATAATAAATAATGTAAATAAGAAGTAACCAAACAGGAAGAGAGGACAACAGTATGAAATATGTAAAGAACACACAAACAATAAAGCAACTAAACAAGAAATGAGGTATATTATGTCTATAACAAAGAAAACAGTGGAAAAATTAGTCAAATCTGCAATGAATAGAAATACTCATTTTATAAATTCTACACATCATTATACTATAGATGAGATAACTACTAAAGGAAATAGAACTTACTATAGAGTATAACGATATTTAAGGAGAGCAGATTTTCCGGTGCACGAATTAGTAGCATATATAGTAGTAGACAGTCACGAGTGCTATAAATCGGCGAGATATATAAGAAAGTTATAAATTTTGCTTGACATTTCTACAAATAAGCGTATAATAGATAATGTAAGGAACATACAAAACAACCAAACAAGAAAGAGAGGAAACAACATGACATTATGTGATTTATTTATAGCGAACGCAGAATGGGATACAGAAACAGAATTAACTATTAGCTATAATCATTTAGGAGATACTAAATGGGATTCTGGACAGGCGTTAGACATGATTTATAAATATAAAAATTTTGAAGTTTTAAGTTTTTATAAAGACTCATTATTTTTAAGAGAGCAAGAAACAACCGAAACGCTCTAACGGGCGTCACGTACAAGGTCTGCAAAACATAGGGAGAAAAAGACTGAATTTTTCAGATAAAGCCGAAACGGGAGAAAGATTCTCCCGTCACTGAAAAGATAGCAACTTACAGTCTGACGATGGCAAGCTATAATAAGCTACGCAGTTTTCGCTACATTATACAAAGAAAGAGAGGAAAAACAAAATGGAAAAGGTAATTTCCAGAACTATCCCAACAACAGTAGTATACCAGATCATGACGGTATCGCCAACAGACGGCATTAAAATGGGAGACCTTGTAGAATGGGATCATGAGATTACTACAGCGGCGGAGAGAGACGAGATTTTAAAGTCTTTCGGTATTGCAAAGGGTAATTTGATCGAGGTTGACCGGAAAGAGGAAACCCGCTTTATGCCGTTGTCCACGTTCATTGAGAATTCAATGACAGCAGAAGAGTATGATGCCTACAAAGCGTCAAAGGAGTAAAGATCACAGCAAGCAACACTTTAAAATGTTTCACGTGAAACATGCTTGCACCATTATTTAACATTAAATTCAATTAGAGAAAAGGAGAAAAAATTATGTTATACGCAAAAGGTAAGGTTTATTCCACATTTTCAAACGATGGCAAGTTTTCCATCATGGTAGAGATCACAGATGATGAAGCGGAATATCTGATCTCAAAAGCGGGTCTGAACACCGAGATTGACTGTCCGATTAAAACGTCCGACGACGGCACAAAGCTTGTAAAGGCTCACACGCAGTTTGATTTCCCCGTCTATCTTGACGGAGTTGAACAGAAACCGGAAGATGAAACAGCAATTAAGGCGGAAGAGATCGGCGCAGATTCAGAAGTGGAAATTGCGTTTAAGGTTGTTGAGGGTAAGTACAAGGGCAAGAAATACCAGAGCGCATACCTCAAAGGCATTGACATTTCAAAGCTTGTTCTGGCAGAGCCGTACAATCCGTTTAATCGGTAAGATCGGAGTGCAATGTCATTCACGGCATTGTACGGTGTAGAAATGGCATTATGGCATGTACGGCGAAACCGGCATGGAACGGCATGGCTTGCCGTACATGACATAAAACATAATTTTATTTTGGTACTATTGCATACACTTCAATTAGTAAATTCCTCTTAAATCCTTACGAAATGTCCTATGTCCGACTAATTGGAGTGTATGGAGTAGTACCGGATTGGTTTTTGTGGGCGTAAACCGACGGGAAAAACCGTGCCCCGCGCCGTGGTTGGTGCGAGCCGATACCGCGAAACTCTAAACTATCAACGCGGCGGTAATTCTGTTAATTGCTACCGCCGCAGAAAAGAGGAAAATGATTATTCTAATTGTAATGTTGTTTATTGCGCTTGATTTTATTACCGGAATTGTTATGGCAGTTAAAAACAATAATTTTAACAGCTCGATCATGCGTGATGGTCTTTTTAACAAGTTTGGCGAGATCGTAATTGTGGCTGTTGGGTTTCTGATTGACTACGGGCAGACGTATCTTGATATGGGATTTAGTGTTCCGGTGCTCGAGAGTATTTGCGTTTATATTATTTTAATGGAAATCGGCAGTATTTTGGAAAATGTCAGCCGGATAAATAAAAGCATAGTGCCTGAAAAGATTAGAGAAATCTTGGAGAAAGCACCGAAAAAATAAGAAGTGTTTCACGTGAAACATTTCTAGGGACTATCGTCTAACGGTAGGGCAACGGATTTGATTCCGTCAATGCGGGTTCGATTCCGCTAGTCCAGTTTGAGGAGGAAACGTAATGTCTTATTATAATCTTGATAGTATAAAAAATGTCAAAGATTTAGATAACGATGAACCGATTTTAAGAATGATTATCGGAAACCGTAGCGCCGGAAAGACTACAGCGCTTTTAATTGAATCTTTAAAAAATGTGCAGAATGATAAGCAAGTTGTTTTTTTATACAGAACACAGGATGAAATATCGAGCAGTGGAAAAATGTATGAAGATGTACTGGACATTTACCCCGAGTATGGAAAAGTTGTGACTAATAAAAGCATTGTAAAAGGATTAATCAGTGCAATGATGCTACATGATAAAGATGATAACGTTGTGCTACTTGGATACGCGGTATACTTCAACAATACTGATAAACTTAAAAAGTACAGCCCAATGTTTAAAGATGTTAGTATGATTGTTTTTGATGAATTTGTGCTTGAAAACAATGGCTATTTAAAAAATGAAATAACAAAGTTTGAGAGTACTTTGAGAACGATTTGTAGAGGTAAAGGAAAACAGGTAAGAGAAGTGCCAACTTATTTAATGGCAAACTATGTAACACTTCTTAATCCGTATTTTATTTATTTTGGAATACACAAAAGACTGCGGGATAACACTAATTTTTTAAGAGGGCACGGATGGGTTGCACAATTTGTTATTAACAAAGATGCGCAAAACGCAATGAATGAAAGCAAATTTGCAAAAGTGTTTAAAAATAGCCAGTATCAGAAGAGTAGCGCCGATGGTGTATATCTATGTGATGCAAGCGCTTTTGTGGAAAGTATTAGCGGAAACAGCCGTTATATATTTACGCTAGTTTGTGGAAAAGATAATTATGCGGTCAGAGAATACCCAGAAAAAGGTATTGTGTATATTGACAGAACTGTTGACCAGAGTTGTAAATATCGCTTTACGTTTGACGCGAGCAGTCATAACGCCGATACTTTGATGTTGAGTAGTCAGAGTTTTATCTACGACTATCTTAAACGGTCTTATGACTTGGGATTGTTAAGATTTAAAGATCTGAAATGTAAAGATATTGTGCTTGATATACTTAGTGTGAGGTTGATGTGATGGGTAGACGATCGGACTATCGTGATTATGGTTATACTAGGGCGGTGTGGAACGGCTTATATAATTTAATCAATAACGAAATAGGGTTGTCGGCTTTGCTTGGTAACTTATGGGCGGAAGATGGAATTGTGCCTTATAGGTGCGAAAACGATAATAATAGTACAAATTTTTTTAATAGAAGCCGCATTTATACTAACAGTGTAGATAATGGTACTATAACACGCGAACAATTTATAAACAGCGGTTTAGACGGAGATACAGTGCATAAGGGTTATGGGTTGGCACAATGGACATATTACACACGTAAGGCAGGTTATTATGATGCATGGAAAAGCGGTGGTTACAGCAGTATAGGAAGTATTGAGTTAGCTGTCTATTACTTGTCATATGAGTTACAGACTACATACGCGAGTACACTTGAGGTTTTGCGCAATGCTACAGATATGCGTACAGCGAGCACATATGTGCTTAAAAATTTTGAAAATCCAACCTTGCAGGGAGAGGATGTACAAGAATACCGATATAAGTGTAGTATGGACGTATACGATGATATGCACGGTAATTTGCCACCGGAAATAAAAGTATTGACAATAGACCCTATTAGTGCTAGTATAATAGATGGGGGAAGTATTAGAATTACTGTTAATGCTAATTCAGATTGGTCTTATAACATTGGTCAGTATCTAACCGCAACAAAAGAAACTAATGCTTTGATCGTTAGCGGAAATGCAAACGGCGCACAAGTTACAAGTGTTGTAAGTTTTTGGTTGCTTGATGACCAGAGCGTTACAGCACAATGCCAGATTGGTATAAACAGACCCGCGCCACCCGCACCGGAAATTAACGTTACGCCCTACAGTCAGCAAGCAAATGTTGGCACTGTAGTTAGGTTTAATGTAAGATCTACTTATGATTGGGGTGTTAATGTGCCGAACGGTGCAGAACTTGTTAAAAAAGAAAGAGAATATTGCTATATCAAAGTAAACGTTACAGCATTGCGACGTGTAATTATTCGTTTTTTTGTATTAAGTGATACAAATATTTACCAAGAATGTACAATCAATATATCTGGTGTAGCGCCTATTCCAAGCGCTAGAAAAACACCATTTATATATTATTTAAAACCATTTTTAGGGAAAGGTAGGTAGAAGAATGACAGCAGACGAAGCTTTAAAAGCGATCTTGGGAAAGATCGAAGCGCCGGAAGAATTGGACGAAGAAATCAATGTGATTACAGAATCTATTAAAAGCGGCGCAAATGTAACAGACGACGGCTACAAAGAACGCTATGAGGGCTTGCGCGAAAAGTACATTGCTCGGTTTGGCGAAATGTTGGCGGGACAGGAAACACCGAAAGCAGACATCGAAGAGCCAAAAGCAGATGTTGGCGTGGTAGAAAATGTAACGCCGGAAATGCTTGACTTTGACGGCAGTACAGAATAAGAAAGGAGAAAAAAATGGGTAACAAAGTTCCGGCTACTAACGTAGCCATTTTAAACGCAATTCGATCTATACAGAGTTTGGAATATCAGAACAGAATACCGGAAGCAACAGCGGAGAACATCGCGAGCATTTACGAAAGTTTACTTAATATCGTTCCGCTTAGAAACGCGTTTGCTAACGCTTTAGTTGAGCAGATCATGGAGCAGAGAATCGAGACAGTCTTTTTTAAAAATCCTTTGGGTGTGCTTAAGAGAGACCCGATGCGTTACGGCGGCACAGAAGAAGAAATTTTTATCAATATGGCAAAAGGTAAGCAGTTTAATCAGTTTGCAACCGTTGCAGAACTGTACGCCTACTATCAGTCAAGCGTTATGGCGGCTTATCACAAGATCACTCCCGCTATCCAGTACGCGGTTACAGTTACATTTGATAACTTGCGTACAGCATTTAGATCAGAGTATGGTGTGCGAGATCTGATTGACGCAAAAGTACAATCACTTTTTGCGGCGGCGAACTGGGATGAATATTTATGCATGAAACGGTTGATTGAGAGTGCGAGCGCGTCAAATCAGCTTTACGCGGTTAATGTTGCAGACCCTACAGCGAGCGCAGAAAACGCTAAAAAGCTGACAAAGCTTGTAAAAGCTTACATCGCACAGATGAAATTTCCCCATCCAGAGTACAACATTGCCGGAGCAGACAGTTGCGCAAACGATCAGACTATCTTTTATATCACTACGCCGGAGATCGACGCAGAGTTAGACGTTGAGGTACTTGCTACAGCGTTTAATATGAGCAAGGTGGATATTAACGTCCGCAAGATCATCATTGACAAGTTTGATGATCCGAACATTAAGCTTGCGTTATTTGACATGCGATTTTTCAATGTGCGCGAGAATTTCCGGACGCTGACGGATTCGAGAAACGGAGCGGCGTTGACATGGAATTATTTTTACACAATGAGCGAAATGTTTTCTTATTCTCCGTTTTTCCCCTGCATTGTTTTTACTACAGATACTGTCGGTCTTACAACCGTAAGCGTTACAGATACCGCCGGAAATGTGGGAACTGATGTGGAGATTACAGCGTTAGTGACCGGAGACAGCCAGTACATTCCGCAGATGCTCGACTTTGATGTTGAGGGAGCGACAAGTCAGTACACTTCCTTTATTCCAGGCTCGAATATCTTGCATATTGCCAACGACGAGAAAGCGGCAACGCTTACAGTCAAAGCAACATCGAGATATAATAGCGCGATCAGCGGAACAGGTACTGTTACAGTCAATCAGTAAATGTTTTCACGCGAAAACATTGATTTGAGGGGAGCACAATGCTCCCCTAGAAATGAGGAAACATGGATAACATGATACCGATGCCAACACAAAAAAACGTAGATGGAATAGCACCTGTTGCGCAAGTGAGAATAAGTAGAGGGATTCCATGGGATTCATCCTATAATCATGTAAGGCTTTTCAATAGCCGAGAAGAACTTTTTGCATATGTTGATAGCAAAGCGATCTATGCTACTGACAACGCCGCACCAGTCAAGCGTGGTTATGCAGACTTTGCCGCACCCGTAAACGAATTATACGCTGACAGCGCAAACTATATTGCTTTTAAAAATGTAGGATATATGGATAATTGGATGTATGGTTTTATTACAAGCGTAGAACCGTTGTCTGTTAATTCCTGCCGTGTGCATTTTATAATGGACGTTTGGACAAATTGCCAGTTTGATATGGTGTTAAATAAGTGCTATATCGAGCGTCAAATTGTAAAAAAGTCTGATGATGTTATAGGCAAGTATACTTTTCCCGAGGGATTAGAGACAGGAGAGTATATCGTTAAACAAGAAACGGAACAGAATTATGATGTGCCGGAACTAAGTGACCGAAACATTATGAGCGTTGTTATTCCGAGTGCGTTTGACGAGAGCGGAAATTTTAACGGCGGAGAATTTAGAGATGGTGTGTATACTGCTATCACTTTTAACGTTTTCGATAATGGAGACGGTGTGAACGAATTTCTAATTGCGGCAAACGCTAACGGTACGATTGACGGAATTTTGAACGCGTTCATGATGCCTACAAGCTTTATTGCCGAGGAAACGCAATTCAAGCAATTAAATTTGCCTAAAAAATACGACAATATTGATGGATATGTACCAAAAAACAAAAAGTTATTTTGCTATCCTTATAATTTTTTATACGGAAATAACAATAACGGTACGGGTATCGAATACAAATATGAATACTTTTCCAGTAATGCTTGTAGTTTTACCTACACAGTAGCAATGACACCTAACCCGTTATTAGTATCTTATCCAATCCAGTATAAGGGTTTTGCACAGGATTATACTGATATGCTTACTTTTTCGGATTATCCGAAATGTGCAATTATGACAGACGCATACAAAGCATATGTTGCACAGATGACAAGTACAGCGGGGGCTAGTGCTTTAATGAGTGCGGGGGGTATAGTATCACAGGGAGTTGACACAGCCGCAGGAGTTTTTAGCGGAGTTGGAAAGGCATTATCTGGTGCGGGTTTTGGATTTTTAGGTGCGGCGACAAGTGGAGCGGGAAGCGCCATAGCAACAGGAAAGCAAGCCGCGAGTGATGCTTTTAAGTCTAGCCCACTTGCGACACTTAGTAGCACTGATTGGTCGGAAGTTATCGGAGACAGTATTAAAGCCGTAGTTAATCATTATTTACAACCGAGCGGAAACGTAACTACTTCTAGCGGCAATGCTAGTAAGATTATCGGTAACGATCACATCAGCTATTACCCGATGCAGATTCGTGCAGAGTATGCACGTAAGATTGATGATTATTTTACAATGTTTGGCTATAAGATTGGAGAAATTGGTACACCATCAATCAATAACCGGAGCGCGTGGGATTTTGTAAAAACGCGTAATTGCACAATCAGCGGTAACATAGATCTTGATTACCTTGTCATTTTACGCTCGATTTTTGATCGTGGAGTAACAATATGGCACACTAATGACATTGGTAATTATGGACTTGCAAATAATTAGCGAAAAAGAGGTGGAAAAATGAAAAATCAATCAAAAGACGCAGAATATTTCAGCGTGCCGCAGTATCGCAATTATTATATACGATATTTTAATATGCTACACGAAATGATTGTGAACCGCTTTGAGTGGATAGGACTGCCGGAAGAAATTCCGCCGCGAGTGTTAGAAGATTATCTTTTTTGGTGGGGGCAGGCTGTCTTTTTTAAAGATGATGTATTAGAAAAATATGCAGCTATGAAAACCAACCTTGGCGGCACTGTGGACATCTACGGAGTGCCGAACATGCGATTTGCTTACGCACAACAGTATTTTAAAACCTTAGGAAAAAATAATAGCGTTATTATCTGGGATAGTAGCGTAGGATACCCAAGCGTAGATTATGTGCAGATGTACGCGGAGAGTTTGGCTAACATGAGGATGACAAGAAACCTAAATATATATGCACAGAGAACGCCCATAGCTATAGCGGCTAGCGAAAATCAGCGATTAAGTATAAAAAATCTATTTAAACAATATAATGATTTTGTGCCATTTATTGCCGTTAAAGATGGCGTAACAAATCTCGATAATGTAAAAGTCCTTAAGCTTGATGCGCCTAACGTGTTTGGAGATCTCACTACAGCTATGCGTCAGGAAATCGCAGACTTTTGCGTGCAGTTTGGTATTAGTAACATTGACGGCGCAAAAAAAGAGCGTTTAATTACAAGCGAAGTCGAACAAGATGCTGATCTCACGTTAATTAACCGACAATCTTTTTTAGGTGTGCGAAAGCGCGCGTGCGATCAAATCAACCGTCTGTTTGGGATTAATGTTGATGTGCAATACATTGGTAACGGCTTAGGCGTGGAGCGAAAAGAAAACCTTGCGAATGGGGGTGGCGAAAATGGCGACATATACGACCAGACTTAGAGACTACATCGAAAGCTTTACGGACTGGAAAGATATAAACGCTACTACTTATGACAAAATCGAAAAAGGTATGCCTAAGCTTTTTGATTTTACTTATCCGTGGTACAATGATGACGAAACAAGCCGGATAAATTTTGAACGTATGTTTATTATACACTTTTACATGTGCGAAATCGGTTTTGAAACGATTGGTCTTTTTAAGCTTAAACTTAATGATACATTACTGCGCAACATGCCTAGATACAAAGCAATGTATGACAGTAATTTAAGCGTGGCGCAAATTTTAGAAAATACAAATATGACGTTTGACGACACTGACACGAGCGACGGAAACAACACGTCAGAAGCAGACAGAACCATGAGTGATACTAACAGTAGTAGCGCTAATGATCAGCGTATTAACAGCGACAACCCACAAGTTAATTTTTCCGGTACGGACTATGCGTCCGGCATGACTAGAGGTCAAAGCACAGGAGAGGACAGCCGCGCAGTTAGTGAGAAAAACACAGGTAAGAGTAATACATCAGTTGTAGACACTAGCCATCGGACAGAAAAAGGATGGCGTGGAAGTAAAATGAACGAACTTATTATGTACCGCGAGCACATTGTAAACGTTAATAATGCGATTATTGCAGATTGTGAAGAATTGTTTATGTCAATTTTTGACGATTTTTCCGAACATGGAAACGATTTTAATATGGCGGCATACGGAAACCGCGGAAACTTAGGCTTATCTATTGATTGGATGCGATAGAAAGGAGAAAGAAATGGCGAACAAAATTAACCCGTTTGACCCTAACGTTAATTCCGGTCTGTACAACGTACACTTTCCGGACTTTGCGTTTTGGTTGCAAAAAACTCAACCACTTGTTTATGATGATGCGCTCTCGTATTATGAGGTATTATGCCGGATTAGCGCAATGCTTAATCAGCTTATTAAACAAGTCAATGACCTTACAGATGCGCAAAAAAAGTTTATCGAAGATGCGACGAAACTTTTGAATCAGATTATCAGCGAATGGAATAGCATGGTAGACACGTGGAACGGTTGGGAAGCAACTTTTAACAGTTGGAAAACGCAGTGGAACCAGTGGGTGCAAACATGGAGTGAATGGTCGCAAAAAATTGACAACTGGGATGAACAGTTTAACAATTATGTTAATCAGATTAACCAGTTAATCAAAAAAACAGAGGAATTTTTAACCAGAATCGAAAATGAGTGGAATAACTATCAGCAAACAATCAACAATCAAATAAACGAATTGAATACAAAAATCAATAATGTGCAAGGAGACACGACAAATGTTAATGTGCTTGTTAATAGCGTACCAATTAAGCGACATGGACATGTGGAACTTCATGCGGCGGGAGCAGAGATTAGCGATCTCAATAGGGGTGCGATGGATTGGCAAGATCTTGTTTATCCCGAAGTTACTATTCGATTTATTAGTGCTATTATCTCGGCAAGATTTAGCGCAAGTGTCACGCCAGCAGAGGGAGGTAAGGATATTGGACTTTTAAATACAGATTCATTCTCCGTAGACGATGCTACTTATAGTTATTTGTCAGATTTTTTAAGTAATCCATCTTTCGGAGGTGCAAGTATTTATAACCATACAAAAGCAACATATTATCCGGCGGTTATAGTTTTTCCACCAAAACCAACTGCCACGACACAGTTTAAAATTACTGTGCCTACATGGGCAGATGTTGCGAGTGGAGACAATTGCAGTTTTTACATTTATGAGGGAGGAAAAACTCAACTTGCAAACACTACGCCAGATTGGTTTAAGAATAATGTAGGAGGCGTATAATATGTATAAAAAAGATTATCATCCAGACGAAAATTTAATTTATGAAACAGAACACTATAAGTTTCCGGTGTCCAAAAGCACCACAGAAGACCCCGACCTTAATAGAACTGTAAAAATTGATGAAGCGCTTTACAATGAAGCAAAAATAAGGTTAAACGAAGACACAAAACTAAATAAAAGAGTTGACGATGAAACCAAAAACAGAGAAAACGCTGACCAGTCGTTGATATCAGAAATCTATAAAATAACGCCAAGTATCAAATTTTTGCATTTTACTAAAGATGATTTTACCGCGTTAGGTGGTTCTCCGGTAAATGTAGAAGTTTTTATAACAATGCTAAAGATAAATGATATTATTATTATGTTTCATAGAGTTATATTCTCCGGAAATGCTAGATGTAATTTTATTTCTTACACTGCACAACTCGATATGACAAAAGTAATACAGAGCGGCTGCAAGGTAACCAATTTTAATAAATGGCAATCTTTAATGCACAAAGACAATAACGTTCTAGCTACTCGTAGCAATATAATACAAACTGTAAATGAGAATAAATATCTATACTACCAAACGCAAGAACCTACTGGATGCGTTTTTTGCGGTACTACAATTTGCATGTTATCGGAGTAAGTTATCCACATCGAACAAGTGTTCGTGCTAGACGGACTAATGGTGTCCGTCTACCGCGGACACTGTTTTTCGTGTTGTGCAAACAACTTTGAAAACTCGTTGAATTGTCTGAAAACTTAAAAATCAATATGCATTATGCACAAAGATTTAGTAGATCTTTGTGCATTTTTACTATTGACAAATTGGAATAGATCAACTTTTAGGTAGCAAATTTAACATCTGATTTATCGAACGTATGTTTGTCTTTTTGGGGAAAACAGTGTCCGCGCTACACGGACTATGTAAC